CTAGAGTAATTTAGTATGCCTGATTTATCGCAGACATCACCTGCCACATTTCCACTAATGGGTGGGTTGGTTTTAAACAAGTCTACATTTGCTATGCAACCCGGAGAAGCACTTGAGCTTGTAAACTTTGAGCCAGACATCAACGGTGGATACAGACGGATAAATGGTTTTGCTAAATATAATACTAATATTGTACCTGTAACGAGTGCATCCACAGAAGAAGTCTTGCTTTCTTGTATATTTAATGGTACAATAGTTGCAGCAAGAGGTGAGAAGATATTTACTGCATCAGCAGGAAGTGGCTCTTGGACAGAAAGAGATAGTGGCAGAACAAGTGCAGGTGTCTACACCTTTGAAAGATTTAACTTTGATGGTAACGACAAGCTAATAGTTGCAGACGGAAACAATGCACCAACAGTATTTAATACATCGTTTGCAGCAACAGATGTATCATCAGGTGGAGGGGGAGAAGTTAGTACTGCAGTAACAGGTGCAAAGTTTGTAGTAGCATTTAAAGATCATATGTTTTATGGTGGTATGGCTAGTAACAAACAAGAGGTTGTATTTAGTGTGCCATTTGATGAAGATAACTTTGCAACAGGTAGTGGAGCAGGTAGCTTCAAGGTAGATGATACAATAACAGGTCTGAAAGTTTTCCGTGAAGATTTGTTTATATTTTGTGAAGATAGAATATTTAAACTAACAGGAACATCCTCTAGTAACTTTGCTGTAGCACCTGTAACTAGAAACATCGGATGTGTAAATGGACAGACAATACAGGAATTTGCAGGTGACTTAATATTCCTAGCACCTGATGGATTAAGAACCGTTGCAGGTACAGCAAGAATTGGTGACGTTGAACTTGGTACTATAAGCACTCCTGTGCAGTCTGTGTTTAACGATAATATTGCAAACGCTAGTGGATTTAGATCACTCGTAATACCAAATAAAACACAGTATAGAGTATTCTTTACAAAGTCAGGCACAGTGCAATCTGCAACAGAAGGAGTTGCAACATCTTTAAGAGGACAAATATTTGAGTTTGCACAGCTAAAGGGAATACGACCTACATCAACAGACACTGTGACTACAGCAACAGAGACAATAGTTATACACGGTGGTGATGGTGGATATGTATATAGACAAGAATCAGGCAACGACTTTGACGGAACAGCAATAGGTGGTAAGTATAGAAGTCCTGATTTAAGTTTTGGTGACGCAGGAATACGTAAACACATGCACCGTGTTCTTGTAAGTTACAAACCTGAAGCTGCAATAAGTGCAGATATGTTTTTAAGATATGACTATGAAGATCCAAATAGTCCAAGACCTGCAGCCTACTCTCTATCAGCAAGCGACATTGTGGCTGTGTATGGATCAGGGGTATATGGAACTTCAACATACGGTGGACAGTCAGAGCCTTTGTTAAGACAGTCAGTAGAAGGATCAGGATTTACAGTAGCACTCAGGGTAGATGATAATGGTGTAACAGCACCGTATGCTTTGAGAGGATTTCAAATGGAATATCAAACAGGAGCTAGAAGATAAATGGGAGCAACATACACAAGACAGTCTACGTATAGTGACGGTGATGTTATCACGGCTGCCCATACTAATGACGAGTTTAATCAGTTATTAGCAGCCTTTCAAGCAAGCACTGGACATACACATGATGGCACTGCTAACGAAGGTGGTCCTATAACTAAGATGCTTGGTACATCTCTTACACTTGGAGATGGCACAGCAGGTACAGATATTACCGTAACCTTTGACGGTGAGACAAATGACGGTGTACTCAAGTGGATGGAAGATGAAGACTACTTTGAGTTCTCTGATGATATACTTGTAGCATCCACAGAAAAAATACAGTTTGGTGATACTGCTACGTTTCTACAGCAATCTTCTGATGGTGTATTAAGAATAGATGGTGAAGCAACAATAGACCTAAATGCTTCAACTGCAGTCACAGTAAGCAATGACCTTAAACTAGACAGCGACTCTGCTGTTCTAGGTTTTGGTGCTGATAATGATGTTACACTTACACATGTAGCAGATACAGCCCTATTATTAAATAGCTCAAGACAACTACAGTTTGGAGACAGTGGCACATATATACATCAATCAGCAGACGGTGTATTAGACTTAGTATCTGACACTGAAATAGAAATAAATGCAACGACCATAGATATAAACGGTGCTGTAGATGTTTCAGGCAATCTAACTGTTGGTGGTAATATTGTAATAGGTAGTGCTGATATAAGTGAAGCAGAATTAGAAGTATTAGACGGACTTACTGTTACAACAGCAGAAGTAAATATAATGGATGGTGATACATCCATAGGAACAACTGCTGTATCAGACGGACATGGTATCGTAATGAATCATGGTGGCACTATGGCACAAACTACTGTGCAAACTTTAGCTGCCTATCTTGACGATGAAATAACAGCAATGCCTAACCTTGTGTCTACAGGTGCGTTAGATAGTGGGTCTATAACAAGTGGCTTTGGTGCAATAGATATTGGCTCTAGTGCATTATCTACTACAGGCTCTGTAACATTAGGTGCAACATCTTTTGGTGATAACGATATCACAAACGTAGGTAGTATACAATTAGACAGCATCGCAGGAGATGCAGATACAAATACAAGTATAGCATTCTCAGGTTCTGATGTCATAACAGTGACAACAGGTGGCACTACTGCTATGACTATAGATGCGAGTCAAAACGTAGCTATAGCAGGTGATTTAACAATAACAGGTGATGACCTTACTATGGGTACAAACACTAGTGGTCACATCATGGTTGCTGACGGAGCTAATTTTAACCCTGTAGCTGTATCAGGTGACGTAACTATATCATCTGCAGGTGCAGTAACAATAGCTAACGATGCTGTTGAAACTGCAATGGTAAATGCAAATGTTATTAGTGGTCAGTCTGAACTAAACTCTGCAGGAGTAGATATAACAAATGATGATTTACTTATACATGATAATGATGCAGGTGCATTAAAGAAAGTATCTGTAACAAATCTTATATCTTCTGCAGGTGGTTTAACAGAAGTCGTAGCAGACACATCTCCACAGTTAGGTGGAGACTTAGATGCACAGGGCAAGGATTTAGAAGATGTAGGAGTAAGCTCTGCTGACTCACATGTAGGTATATACGGAAGTTCTTCATCGCCTGTAGAATTTACAGTTACAGTAGGAACTAAGACAGCAGCACATCCTTATCATGGAGATGGAAGTAGTAATGCTTACTTTATAAATGGTGTTGAGTCACCTGCTTTGACATTACATGGTGTTGATAATGTAACATCTAATTCAGAATATTATTATAGATTTACTCTTAGTTCAAGTGATATGTCAAGTCATCCATTTAGACTTTACTTGGATGCAGATAAAACTACAGCGTATACAACAGGGGTCACAACAACTAGCACATATTTACAAATAGCAGTAAATGAAGACACACCAAGCATATTATATTATCAATGTTCATCACACGCATACATGGGTAATCACGCTATTGTGCTTGGTTCTAATAAGATAAATCACACAGAAGCTCTGATTAGTTTTCCAACAACAACAGGCACATTAGTAGGTTCAGGAGATACAGGCACTGTAACAAACGACATGTTGGCAGGAAGTATCGCAGCATCTAAACTAGCAGGTAGTATTGGAGATAGCAAACTTAGCACTATAAGTACAGCAGGTAAAGTTGAACTAGGTGCTTTAGAGATTGATGGTGCATCTGAAATGGGTGCAGCTCTTGCTGATGCAGATTTATTAATTGTGGACGATGGAGCAGACGGTACAGAAAAATCTATGTTGGCATCTAGAATACCAACTTATGTATTTAGTAAAGTAAGTGGTGATGCAACTGCGAGTTCTGCAGGAGCTTTAACAATAGCAAATGATGCTGTCGAAAGTGGCATGTTAAATGATAATGTTATAAGTGGGCAGACAGAATTAGCATCAGGTCTGGCTGACACTGATGAATTAATGGTAAGTGATGCAGGTACAATTAAACGTATGGATATGAGTGTTGTAAAAACTTACTTAACAAGTGCAGGATTTAGTTCAGAAGACCCAACGGCACTTGCTATTGCCTTGGGTTGATATAGGAGAAAGATATGGCAAATACATTTAAATGTGTAACA